TCCTCAATGAAATCAATGACCTCAATACGCCCAGCCGTGTAGTGACTGGGATGGTTCACCATGTCCTGGCTCATAACTTGGAAGCAGTAACTTGTTGGTCGAAGTTGTAGTGACCCACGATGGAGTAATCCTCCGCAGGTTTAGCTGACATGACGTGGAACACCAGCTGCCCAATCCGCATCCCCGGCCATAGCTTTACTGGATGTAGGGCCCGAGCGTTTTGTAGTTCCAGTGTGAGCTTGGAACCACTCCAGCCCGGATCGCAGTAACCGGCCATTAGGTGCTCAATCCCAGAGCGGGCCCTGGAACTTTTAAGCGCAAATTGACCGGCCAAAAACGACGGCAGGAAGAAAGTCTCGACAGTTTCCGCAAGGATGAACTCGCGCGGATGCAGCAGAAACGGTCTGTCTTCAGTGAACCCTGCAATGGAGCGGGGCTGCATGTGTGAAGTTAAAGCCGTTTCGATAAGGATGTTCTCACCGAGTCTCACATCGAGACTGGCGGGATTGACTAAGACTGGTTCGTACGGATCAACAAGGCCCTCTTCACAGAGGGCCCGGATCTCGGTATCACAAAGGATCACGATTTAGCGGCAGTTGGCTCCAGCGCGACATGCTTCCACGTCTTACCCCATTTGATGGCGTTGATCGTGGTGAGATGCACCTTGTAGTCACGGCTAATAGCAGTGGCACCTTCACCGGAAGCAAGCCTGGTTTTGATCTGGATCACTTGCCCCATGTCAAGCGCACGGTACTTCCTGGGCTTAGACCCATGAGTCTTACTTTGAGACTCCCGTTGCTTGACTGGTGCCGGAGTTTTGACGGTGGTTGTGGGGCCGTCAAAATTCACGGTCTGGGACGACTCCAAGATGCCCTGGATGGTCTTGATGCTGTCCGACAGAGTGCGGACTTGTGTATAAGAGAGAATGGTGAGCATAGAAGTTGGTAAAGCGTCGGTAGTGTACTACCTAAAGGGTGTTGGAAGGGTACTGGGAACGCAAATTCAACAAAGTTTCTTCAGGTAGCTGAAGTATTTGCTGCATTGCCATTCGAGCCAATACCTCATGGTTGATGCTCTCGCTACTGACGAAGGCATTAACCAAACCAACGAAGAGCTGGTTCAGAGTACGAGGTCTGACCCAGCTGGTATCGCAGGGAATGGGCTCGGTCCCGTAGGACCAGTCGTCGTAAGAGTCCTCGTTACGGAGGCTCTTAGCCGTCGTCTGCCCAATCCGAGCAATCCACCAGTTCCCAGTTGTTGATTCGTTCACTGATAAGGCGTCGCATTCCGGCATCGGTCGCAGGCATCACGTCATCTTCACAAAGGTAGAAGGAGCCTCGGCACACAGCAGGCCCCCATTCAGCCGGGTCGTAGTCGGTTTGAGGCATGACGACAACAGCGTCCTCCACAACAGCTTCCACGTCACAACGGCCATCAGGATTAAAGCTAATGTCATAAATCTCCAGGACATCGGGATTCACTTGGCCACCTCAGCAGGTAAGAGGATGGCGCCCATATCATCCATCCAGACATCCCAGGACATCTTCAGGAACTGTTCAAGATCACGCAGCTGCTCTAGCTGGTGCTCATCGTACGTGGCGGACAACCCAAGTTCTTGGCTGTACTTAATCGCCTGCTCCATGCGGAGAATCGAGTAACGGACAGCGAAGTACCAGGGGCTGAGCTTTTCGTTGGGCACGGAGGTGTGGGTGGCCATGGTCGTGTAGAAGATAAAAAAGGCGTGGGGCTGTCGCCTCCACACCCATAGTGTTGCACACAAGCAGCTCTTAGGCTACTACTTCAGTTGTAAAACTTCACATCCGCTTGGTGGGAGTGCGCCAGGTGTACGAGGCACTGGTTTTGGTGGGGTGGTCGAGGGCGTCGTAGATGCACTTCGGAGTGACATAGACGGCGCGGGCGGCTGCGCTGATCGACGGGTAGGTGGTGCCTGTTTCTACGCAGAGCACGGGACGCCGCTGCTGGTGTTTAGGTAGCTCCAGCTCGGCGATCTTGATGGCCAGCTTGGCATCGTCAAAGAGCTGCGTCAGGTTGGAGATGGGCAGGCCGCCGAAGAGGTGGGGGTGGCTGCCGGCGAGGTGGCGAAGGTCGCACCGCCTGAAGTAGTAGCGGTGGCCCTGGGTTTCGCCGAAGCGCTTGCCTGGTAGCAAACCGCTACGCATCAGGGTCTGCACAGCCTCGTAGCTGATGTCCATGAGCTGGCAGATCAAACCGGCATTGACCCAGCGGCCTATGGCTGCGCGTTGCAAACCGAGGTCGTTGCACTTACGGCGTAAAGCCGTACCTGTGCGCTGGGGGTAACCATGCTGGCGGACGGTGTTCCAGTAAACCTGGGGCAACACAGGCCATGGCACATCACCGGCCAGCAGGTACAGAGTGTCAAGCTCTTCGCTTGACCAGACTTTGCCGCCCATCAGTTGTTCCAGTGCCGGAGAACGCCGGCCACGATGAAGGTGTTAGTGGTTAGGTAACTGAGCAGGATGACAAGGCGCACCAGGGCAATGCGGTCAGCGATGCGTGGATCGGGGTGAGCCTTTTCGCCTAGAGCCTTGGCCAGGATGCGCCAGTGGCTCACAGGGCCTCCAGTGCGCGGCGGATGGTGTCAGCATCGGCTCCAGTAAGCATTTGCACGTAACCGTCACCAATACGCCGATTGATGAGTGCAAGCGCCTGCTCCTTCAAGCTCGGCGGCTTGGGGCGGCGAGCGGTGCGGAGAGCGGTTGCTCCGTTAAGAACAGCCCGCTCATCAAGCCACTTACAACACGCCTCCAGTTCTTGGTCGGCGCCCCATTGGGCGGCCTTGGCGGCGATGTACGACTGGATAAAACAACCGTTAATTGTTGGCCTTTCCAGGAACTGCTCTTCCCATTGCTGTACCAGCTCTGGTGGTGGGGTGATGGGGTGCTGTGTGCTCATTGCGGTGCGAGGTAAGGGGCTGGGTCAATACCGGCGTCGAGGCAAGCATCAAGTGCATTGGCGTAGGCGGTGCCAAGTTCGGTAAAGTCTTCAAAGTTGACCGCCATGTTCATTGCGGCATGAGCCCGGCAAAACTGCTCAAGCAGTCCCGCTTGCTGCTGCGTAAGGTCAGTCATCTACCACCTCAAGTAGTTCCATCATCTGGAACACATGGGCGGCAAAAGCGACGTGGGTCATGACCGCCTGTGCGTTTGGTGGGCGCCTGTACGACTCTTCCCACCAGTCGCGGAATACGGTTTCAAGTGCAGGGGTTTCGATTTTGTCCATGGCGATTGGCCTAATGTGAACGCTGTTACCTTATCACACTACAAGCCGCTTACAGGTTTGTAAGCATCCTGATACCCTTGTACAAGTAGCCGTAGTCGCGGGTTTCGGTGACGACGGTATCGGCATCACAGACATCACAGGTGTCGGCCCAGTGGGAACCGGCGCCCGGTCGATAGGCGCCGTATTTTTCGCCGCAGTCAGCGCAGCACTGGTAAGCAGCCATAAGGCGCTCCAGCATCTCGGAATTAGGGTTGGGGGATGCCAAGGCTCTCAGCGGAGTAGGTGGTCACAACTGACACGTCAGCACCAAGCCGCAGGGCTTGGCCGACCGTGCCCTGAAAAATAGCAGTGGCGTCCGGGCACTCCAGGATCTGAAACTCTTCCACCTCGAATGGCTGGCCTTTCCGAAACCAGCTCATCCGAACGACCGCAAAAACCTCATCGGGGATGGCTCCCACGATGACAGCCAGCGTGGGGCGTCTCGGCGGTCTCGGCTTGGACTTAGTTATAGACACCGGAGGACTCGGAAAAAGCCGTGAGGCTGCCAAAAGCAGCCTCAACAGCAGGTTAGAGATAAAGGGCATGGTCAGTTCCACGCCTCGGCTGAGGCTTGCTTGATTTGGTCCAGCTCGCTGACGGTACGCCCCTCGCGCACGGGGGGATACATCCCACAGGTGTCCACTTGCTCAGATCCACTGCCTTGCAACGAGTCTGCACTGGGACAAGCTCCCGATTCAACGGAAAGTGTCCCAGCTACTTCTGTGGTGGGACACTTACTCTCCAAATCAACCTCCTGTCCCATTGCTGATTCGTTGCTACTACAGGTGGTTTGGTCAATGAGACCCCCCTTTCCTCCCTCTCCCCGCGAGAGAGCAACAACAGCTTGGTACACATTTGCTGGTCTACCCCCTTTGTCGTTGCCCTTGGTTTCAAGCACATGGATCAGCCCACGCTTCTGAAGACGCTGGAGCGACTTCCTGATTGCGGCGACGCTTCCGCCACAGAGAGCGTCCGCGTTCAGCTCTTCACGGGTCTTACTGGCGGGGTAAACCACACGAAGACGCTGGAGCACCCTGTCAGTGATGCCAGAAGGCGCCGTTTCGTTGGGATCGACCTCTGGGGTCCAGTCAGCCAACGTGAAGCTCAGATCGGCTTCCTGGCGCAGTAGCAGGCTGGTGCCTCCACGACCGGAGCGCGATTTTTCGATGGTGATGATCCGGGCGTTGTGTCCGGTCTGCTCCAGTTGCTTATCACTGGGTCTCCGGAGACTCCAAGTCTCGTCCACAGCATCCCGGATTGCACTGGTGCCCCTAAACCCACCAGTCTTGTTGGCGTGGTGGATTATCAGGATGGTGCAAGCAGGGAAGGCGACACCGTTGTTGCGCGTCAACCAGTAGAGCGGGGTAGCGAAGTCCGACTTGTTTTCATCGAACGCCCGCCCACCTGAGCAACCAATCAACGAGTCAATGACCACCAGCTTGGGTCGATACTTCTGCAGCAGCTTCTGAAAACGGGCATAAGCCTGGAGAGACCAGTCAGTGCGAACAATCACAGGTGCATCGGCGGGCATCTCAACTTCTTCCATCTGCTCCTGCATCTGAACCAGTGGCTGATCCCCGTTCAACAGCAACACAGGCCCCTGTTCAACTGGAACGTGTTTGCCACGGATGACGAAGGGTTGCCCGGTGGCAATGTGCTTGGCAAGCGTCCAAGCGGTCATCGACTTGCCGTCACCACCTGCGCCGTAGATCAGAACCACAGACGGATTAGGCAGCAGGTCAGGAATCAAGTAGGTCCGCTCAAAGTTCTGCTGGAGCAGTTCGCCCACCGTCATGGTGTCACTTTGAGACTCATGCTGGATCTGATCGACGTACATCTTCTCCAGCTCCATCGCATCGCGCATCCGAGCTTTGTGCGCAATCTTGTGAAGCTCGTACTTTTGCTCAGCCGGATTTTCCAACTGGAGCGCCTCTCGCACGGCTTTGATGAGAACCCCAAAAGTGGGCATTTCTCCCGATGCGACCGCCTCAATTTCTGTAACAACTTTGCGTAGGTCTTCGCTTAGCCATAGCCGACCCGGCAGCTGCTGATCCGCCAACCAGAACAGGGTGCCGAGGGTTACAGAGCCCTTTTTGAAGCTCTTCCAAACCTCTTCGCAGGGGTTGCTTTCGACCCAATCGTCAGAAAACTCAGGGTCTTCAGCGGACCAAGCCGACCACAAGGTCAGTCCTAGATCGTCCGACAACTCCGAGTGGATCGCCATACCCACCTTGATCCAGTGGTCCCGGCTGCCGGCACCCTGACCAGGGATCACACGGAGGGCGGACTGCACAATTTCGGCTACCTCTTCAGGCGTCCGGTCTGAAAAGTCAAGTGCCTTTCGGTTTTTAATAAACCCGGCATCGGTTGGATCTTTACCGGCTGCCTCACGCATTTCAGCGATCAACCACGCCGGAGCCTCAGGAATAGCTTCCAGATCGCCCTCAAAGCCATAGAAGCCTTCGGCCCCCTTCCCATCACTGGAGCCCGGATAGGCCCCGTAGAGCAGCCCCTGGCGCCCCCAGAGCACTTCATAGCCGGCTCCGGTATCCGACAACCCAAAACCGCTTACCTCGCCCCACAGAGCCTCTGGGACGTAGTACAGGTATTTCGCCGCGTTGGCCTTGGTGCTGGTGACTTTTGGAGCAGCTTTAAGAACGGAGCCTCCCCACTTGGAAGTCAACTTGGCGAGATTGCGATCCACGTCGAGGATCACCAAGCCCTTGCTGCGTGGCCCGGTAAACACACCAACAGCCCGAAAAGTCTCCGGCTTGCGATGGATCTGAAGTGCGACATCAGCCGGCGTCAACACCGCATGGTGCGACTTCTCCAGCGGTGTCTTGCCCTTACTCACCTTCCCGGACTGGAGCTTGGAACCCTTGACGTAGATAGGCGCGTAGGCAAAGCCCTCAGGCAGCTCCGCCACAAACTTAAGCAGGTCTTGCGACTCAGTAGACACAGTGATAGACTCCCACAAGAAAGGACACAACTCACCCTGGGGCCCGCAGCCCTGGGGTGTTTTTCTATGGTAGACGAACGGTCAACCCCGTGTTACTGTGTCACTGTTGCCAACCCGGCGACGCCCAAACACCCCCTAACTGAAATGGGATTTCTCTCCAAAAAGGCTTCCGCCAACGTCAATGCAGGCTCCAGCGGCGGCGGCTACCTGTCCGTCAGCAAGCTGCCCGACGGTGGTTCAGTCCGCTTTGCCCTGCTATCTGAGCAACCTCTAGAGGGTTACGAAGCCTGGGGCGCCAACGCCGAAGGCCAGTCCAAGCCCTTTCGCTTTGATTTCGAGCCCACCCCCGAGGACGTGACAGCTGAACTAGGCGAATACGAGCCCCGTGAAGGACGTGGCGGCCCCGGCACAGTGGACGTGAAGTTTTTTATCGCCACCCCGGTCTACAACTTCGATGCCGGAACGGTCCAGGTAATGTCCCTGACCCAAAAGTCCATCATCAAAGAGCTGGATCAGATCAGCCAGATGGACGACTACGAAGACCTACTCAACTGGGACTTCAACCTCAGTAAGAAAGGCTCCGGCCTCCTAACCGAGTACACCCTGCGCCCCGTACCCCGTAAAAAGGGCAGCCAAGAGCACATCGACGCTGCCTGGATCGAAGCCAAAGCTGCCGGCTTCGACATCAGCCGGCTATTCACAGGCGGTAACCCCTTCAAGGCTGCCTGACCATGAACGAAGACCAGCAGTGCCACACCTGCCGTTGGGGCTGGTATCTAGAAAACCAGGAGGGGGAACCGCAAAATTCATTAGGAGAATGTCACCGACATGCTCCTAGCCCCGTTGCCTACAGCGACAACATCGTGCATGGCAAGGTTCTTTGGCCCATTGTGTACGGTAAAAGCGGTTGCGGCGACTGGAGTAGCCGGTTTACGTAAACACTTCTATGTAACGGCCCCCTTCACCGGGGGCTTTCTATTGCCAAAGCGAGCTTGACAGGGTATTGTAGTTATGGGAAAGAGTATCCAAGTGCCAGCTAACACACAAGACACACTGGCAAACCTCCGAAAGTGGAAACTGGTACAAGATAACAGCGGCCCATTCAGGGTCTACAGGGACGCCAAAGGTAACGTCTACAGTAGTGTTACACATATCCTTGGTCAGACTAGCGACCGCACAGGACTGGAGCAGTGGGTAGCCCGCACGGACAAGTTTTACGGCGCTGGAGCAGCCATTCAAGAGCGCGATGTAGCCGCTAAGCGCGGCAACTTAGCCCACAACCAAGCCGAGTACCTACTCAAGACAGCCCAGAGGCTGGCACGCTCCACTGCCAACAAGCGCAACGCCATCAAGTGGGACGAGCGTGGATTGGCGCGTATTCCCTCGCCGATCACGCAATGGGCTTTAAGTAAGGTTCACCCGAATATGCCTGAAGTTGGCTGGAGCGCCTCAGGTTACGCCCGAGGTCTATCTAACTGGATCAACAACAACGTCACCGAAATTTTCGCATCAGAATTTAGTATTCACCACCCAGCCGGCTTTGCCGGCACCTGTGATGCCTTGGTGACCCTAAAGGGTCACAGTGGAATAACCATTTGTGACTGGAAAACCAGCACCAGTAACAAAATCCCCTACATGAACGGCGATCATCAATATGTCCACCAACTAGGAGCCTATTCACTGGGACTACAGCACCTCACCGGCCTCAAACCATCGGGTGGTGCAGTTGTACTAGCCCGCAGGTGCGGCGACCCCGATGTCTACTTCGTAGACCAAGACGGACTGGAGCAGGCAGAGCGAGCGTACCTGGAGCGGGTGGAGAGGTACCTTGCGAGTTTCTGACACTTTTGCAGTACGGCTGTACTAGCTCCCATTCATGCCTGGAACAGCCCTATATTGTGCTTAACAGTTTGTGACTGTACGTACAGTGACTGAAGACAACACCTATGAAGTCGGCGAAGCCGACGACGACATCGAACCGATTGACGGTGGAGTCAAGCCGGAAAAGGCGAAGGGCTTACCCTCGCCATTCACTAAGGCAGAAAACCGCTATTCAAAGGGTCGCCCAATCACTGAGACTCAAATGCAGGAGCGCGTTAATGCTGCCTACATGTTGATGCTTGGTGGTGGATCGTACCGCGAGAACGTCTGCCAACTGTCCACAAGGTACGGTGTTAGCTACCGCCAAGGCGAGAACTACGTCAAGGAAGCTAAAAAGTTGATGACAGAGGACTTTGCTGGAGAACGGGCAGAGTTTCTCAATCAAGTCAACAACATGCGGATGCACACAGTCAAAAAAGCACTCAAGCGTGGAAACTTTCAAGTAGTGGCACAACTACTAGATAGCCTGGGACGTGCAATGGGAGAGGGCAGCGTCGAAGAAGCGGCTAATGCAGCGCCCAACTTGAACATCACAATTGAGGACAAGAGGGCGTCGAGCTAAAGCTCTCGCCCTCGATTGACTGGTATCAAGCCTCTGTAACGAGGTCGAACTCGAACGTTTCGCCATTCACGGTGAGCTTGCACACTCGGCGGCAGTCGAACGACCGCCACCCCTTGGCGATGTCCATGCAGCGGACGATGTTTTCAATAGCGGCTGGATCTTTGAGAGCGTGGCCGGTGCCCTTGATCTCACCGATGTGGCGTGGGTTGAAGGTGAGCTGGCGCAGCTCGCCATCAGCCTTGATGAAGTGGACTGAGACGAAATGCGAGCCTGCGGCTTCGATCAATTCGCGGATGCGGGCGGCTTGAGTCATTGAACTGGGGCGAGGGGCCACGGGTTGGGCTTGTCCTCTTCTCTTGCACAATAGTCCATTTAGGGCAGCGTGTCAAACGCCATTCATGACTCGGCAAAAACGCCATTCATAACCCCGCAAAAAACCCATTCATGGCCTGAAAACCCATTCATGCACTGGAGCAGCTGGGTCGGCTGCGAGTTTCTGACACCCCCACTGACGTGTTCGCACCATGAGACGCCCCTGGGGTGTATTTGCAAACAGCTAATGGCAGGCAGGCCGCACGGCCTAGCACTGGGGCGCCTAGTGTCCGGCGTCAGGCTGGGACGCTACCGGTAGCGTAGGCTGAGCCCTGCCAGGATCGCCAGCAAGGGCGGTCTAGATTCGGGCTAGTGTGTCACAGCTACCTCAGAACTGGGGCCCCTTGCTAGGGCTCCTAGCCTTGCACAGTAGCGGACATAATTAGGCCATAAAAAAGCGGCCCCGAAGGGCCGCAGCTCAGAAAGGTATGTCCGGACTGGCGCGGCTAGTCGGTAGCCGAAAGCGGGTAGCGGGCACAGTTACAGCGCGGCGCAATTGCGCTAACGCTGCCGTATGGGCTCTGGTAGCTTTAATCGCCAGCTCTATGTCTTCCGGCGTCCCACTTTCCATAGCGCGGCCGGCGATTAGATCTAGCCGGTGCAAAGAAAGCATCCCCTGCCGGTCTAGTTCTGCTGGGGTGGCCGGGTCGCATAGCTCGAAAGATGCGGCTGCGACATAACGCCTAGCCTGCCGAAGGCTGACGCCGTAACGCTCAGAAAGCAGCGACGCCGCATAAGCGGAACCGCTGCCGGTGCTGAGCAGCTGGAGCGCTGCACCCTCCCGCGCTGCGCGCTCTGCATCGCTGGAACGGTCAGCCATCACGCCAGCGCCGGAGCTAGCGGATCGGTTGACCCGTCAGGCCAGGGGTAAGCCTCCCGCCTCCACTGCTGGTCAGCAGCTAGCAACGGCAAACCCGTCAACTCCCGTAAGTCGGCTAGATCTAGAGCCGATGCCACCCGGTCTAGATCTATCCACTGGTCTCCCTCTTCTTCCTGCCAGTAGCTATTAGACGACTCGCAGCAAGCATGGAACAACTCACACAGTGGCTCAGCAGCAACTAGCTCTAGTTGTTCCTCTCCCCAGTAGTCATATGCAGTCTCTGGGGCGTGCTGCTGTAGCGCCTTCGCTACAGCTGCGGCCCAGTCTCTAGCGGCCCAGCTATCCCAAGCCTCCTGCTGTAGCTCTAGCTCTAGTTCGCTGTGGTCATCTTCGGAGAGCAGCGGGTAGCTTTCTAGGCCGTGCAGTTCTTCGATCATCTCATCGGTGACATAGCGAACGTCCAGACTCAGCCCTGGCCCGTCGCCGTCAGCGCCAGCGGCTAGCGCCTTGCTGTGGTCATCCCGAAAAACCCGAGCATTGGAGCGGTAGATGCTTGGAGCGCTGTAAGCTCCGGGCCAGCTGCAGTCGTCGTCTAAATAGGTCGACTGCCACAGCAACACTGGGCCGCGCCAATGGAAAGACGCGCACAGTTCGGCGGCTTGCTCTGCTGTAGCGGCGCTGCGGTAGCGGCCGTCAGGGCAGCAGAGAGACTCACCGAGAGACCGGAAAGCGAAGCTGTAGTTTCCGTCAGTCTTCCGATTGTCGATTAGCCAGCGACCCTGGCAGCCATCTAGGGCGTCGATGCGGTGCTGTAGCTCTGGGGATAGTTTCATGGGTCAGGATTCGAAGGTGATGTATGCAACGGTGCAGCTACCGATAGGCCGCAGCTCTATCAGGTCGCCTAGGTCAGACTTGACGCAACGGCAGCCAGTAAGGCCTAGCGCCGCCTTGGCAGCTGTGATCTGCTGGCGCGCTGTGGCGGTGTCCGGTAGCTCTAGCTCTGCACGGCGGACCCAGCTGTAGTTCGCCTCGCCGCCGAAGGTATCTGTTAGCTCGCAGGATAGTTTCATTAGATTTAGAGCCAGCTTTGCTTAAGTGCATAACCGCCGCAACTATCTGGCTCTCCGTTGCGTTTACCGTGCGGCTCGGGTGTGCCATCAGGCCACAGCGCCTGACCTAAACAGTAAACAGCATGAAAACCCATATCCATGCCGCAGCCGTTCATTCTGATCCCTTCGTGTCGTTCACTCCAAGTAAAGCCGGCAGCCTTACAGCCTAGCCAGCTAATGCGGCGGATAAAAGGCTTTCCATTGTCGTCGATCATTGGCACGACTAAATCTAAAACGCGCATTATGCCGGAACTAGCAACATGGGTGCAGATTGTATAAACCGTGTCGCCAGGCTTAAGTATTTCCAGCAGATAGCCTCTAGCTTCTTCGCGGTCTTGAGCTGTAATTTTGCGTGCCATGGGTCAAAGGGTGCGGGTGACGGTTTGAACTGGGGCGGAGTTGCGGCAGCGGTCGTGGCCGATATCAAAGGCAAGGGCAGCAGAGGCCACTAGCAGGGCCAGCACGGCCCAGCGGGAGCCGTGCAGTGTGGGAGAGGTGCGGATCATGCGAGGGCCTGGCGGACGCGATAGCGGGTGATTTGGCAGCGGTCAGCTATGGCGCGCTGTGACAGGCCAGCACGCGCTAGGCGGCGGATACGTTGCGGCTGAGATTGGGTCAGCACATCGACGAGGGCGATGAGCAGCAGAGCGGGCAGGAGCAGTTTGAGAGCCGCTGCCAGTAGGGCGGAAAGGGTCAGCATGGAAAGAGGGTGGTAGGGGTGGGGTGGTAGCGGCTCAGCCGAACCACTGGGGGCATTGACTGGGACCGTGCAGAGGGGCGGCAGTCTCCCAGGGTGCGAGCTGTTGCAGCAGTGCCGCGAGGGCTTCGGACTGGCAGCTAGCGCGGACGAGGGTATAGGCGCCGACTGAGTCGGTGGTGAGGATGCGGAAACGGAAGAGGGGAAGCATGGGGGAGAAGGTGGTAGGGGTGGGGGGGGGTGGGGTGGGGCTACTAGGACGCCAGCTCGGCGTCAACGGCGTCCATGGCGTCAGCAGCAGCTGCCATGGCGTTGGCCAGCTCGGCGCCTGCGCGCTTCAACTCAGCCAGACGCGCGTAGGCTGCGGCCTCGGTAGCCGCGCTACGCGCTGCCAACTCAGCCAAGCGCGCACCTAGGGCGGTCGTGGGGGTGTTCATCGGATCAGGGGAGAGGGAGGCTACGGGTAGAGCTTCGCCCCTCTCGCCTTGCACACTAGCGTATTTTCTGAGCTTTTGCGAGGTCTGCGCGACTTTATTTTCATGCTTCGCACGGTCTCACCCGTCTCAGCTGTGAGACTGAGCCGGCAGCTGCTGCAGCGTATTGTCCCATTGTCTACTGGGAAACCGTAGAACCCCGAACCGGGGGCAGAGTCCGGCGCTGCGAGCGCATAGGCAGCACCCTGGGAACCTACTGGTACAAACCAATTTCTCTTTACTGTTACACACCCACGGGGGTAGGGGGTCAATTCCTGTGATACTGTAAACAGGTACCCCCTAAAAAATGGCCGCCGCACCCTCACTGCAACTGCGCTGGGCACAGGGCGAGGTGTTTTCTAGCCGCAAACGCTTCCGCGTCCTCGTAGCAGGCCGCCGATTCGGCAAGAGCTACCTCTCTTGCATCGAACTTCTGCGTGGAGCAATCGAACGTCCGGGCGAAACCTTCTTTTATTGCGCCCCAACGTACCGAATGGCGAAGGACATCGCCTGGAAAGCGTTAAAACGCCTTGTTCCCAACGCCTGGATCAAGTCCAAAAACGAAACCGACCTGAAACTGGAGCTAGTCAACGGCAGCACCATCGAACTCAAAGGCGTAGAGAACGCAATGGCCCTCCGGGGCCGAAGTTTGGCTGGCGTAGTCCTAGACGAAGCCGCCTTTATGGACCCCGAGGTCTGGTTCGAGGTCATCCGCCCCGCTCTAGCAGACAAACAGGGCTGGGCCCTCTTCATTTCCACCCCCGACGGCACCGCCAGCTGGTTCTACGACCTCTGGTGCTACTGCGCGGAGGCCGAAGACCCCAACTGGGTCCGGTGGCAGTTCACAACAATCGAAGGCGATAACGTCCCACCGGAAGAAATCGAGGCTGCCCGAGGGCAACTCGACATTCGTACATTCCGGCAAGAATTTGAGGCCAGCTTCGAGAACCTCAGCGGCCTCGTCGCCATCAGTTTCGCGGACGCCAACATCGACCCAATCGTCCAGGACCTACCAATCGTCCCCTTGCTGATTGGGGTGGACTTCAACATCGACCCCATGTCCGCCATTTGCGCAGTCAAAAAGGGCAACGACCTGTGGGTATTCGACGAAATCATCATGACCGGCGGTGCCACCACCTGGGATCTCTGCGAAGAAATCCAACGCCGCTACGGCGTGGAGCGCCGCATCATCGCCTGCCCAGACCCCACAGGCGGCGCCCGAAAAACAGCTGGCGTGGGCTACACCGACCACACCATCCTAAAAAAGTCCGGCTTCAAAGTATCCAGCCCTCGCGCCCCCTGGAAAATCCGCGACAAGATCACATGCGTCAACACCGCCCTCCTCGACGCCTCGGGCAACCGCCGCCTCTTCATCCACCCAAGATGTAAAGATTTAATAAAATCCCTCCGCACTCTCACCTACGCCCCCGGAACCGGCCTCCCAAACAAAAACTTAGGCGTGGATCACGCCTTCGACGCCCTCGGCTACATGTGTCTCCAAGTTTTCAACTTAGCCAAACCAGAAACCATGCGCTCCACCGACTATCGTGTGTGGTAGATGCACCTTTACCATGCCCGGCCATTACGGCGACAAGACCATGCCTAAGAAAGGCGAAAAGAAGCCCGGCAAAATGATGCCCCC